AGCCATCTGCAGTAACAACTGTACCCATGTGAATGACATGCACAGCATCAGGTTTAACAGTAGTTAAGCCACCTGCAGTAGAACTCAAGTACAGTTCATCGCCTTCAGTGTAACCAGAAGTATTCAAGCCACGTACAATACCCATTACAGTCATGTAACCTGCAGAGCCATTAGCAATAGTCTCTGTAGCCAAACCAAGAGTAGTATGTCCATGATCTTCTACATTAGTATCAGCAAGAACAACCGAAGGAAGACCCCCTGTTGCACCTGTAATAGCCAACGCAGAACCGTTAGGAATGCTTGCACCAGTACCGTTATAAACACGAATAACTTGCTCTTGACCAATCTGAAGTGTAGCATTGCCACCTTTCAAACCAAGATCAAGGGTACCGTCAGTATCGTTCCAGACAAGACGTCCAACACCACCTGCTAGAGAGTGGGTTGTTGTAAAGTCAATACCTGTAATGTCAAACTGATTATCACTACCGCGTTGCACAAGAGTACTTGCTACGTCAGTTGTAGAACCTTGGAAGCTATCAAGCTGCTCAAGAGCCGCCTGAACATTAGCATCTGTACCAAACAAGAAACCACTAAAGTTACTTGTATCGACAGAAACAGAAGCAGCTGTAGAGGTTGTAGCCAAAGTAGACAGCGGAACAGGAATCGTAGTACGAGCAGGGGTTGCACCACCAAACTCAATATCATACGTTGGGTCTGAAGTAGTCTTCTGATTAGCAAACCACTTAATTACTAAACGACAAGTTTCTGTAAAGGCAGTACCACCAGACATAATAGCTGTTGCTGAGTATGTCGAGTAAGTAGCGGAGTTTACAGGATCGGTCTCACTAGAGGTTGCCAAGAGTGTTTCAACACCGCTATCTGCACGATGATACATTTCATAGTAGAAAGAAGCTGTACCTGTACCCGCAGTACGGCGTACACGAGCAACCGTAGAGGTAACAACAACACCAGGATCGCCTGTCAAGATACCTGATACACTTGCTACAGAAGCAACAAGAACACCTGTGCCATTGATAGACCCTGTGCTTACGTTTGCAGCAGTAGTATTATAGTCAGTATCAGTTGTGCTTGTAACACCTTTATAGTAGTTTGTAATATCCGAAGCAGTAGTTGTTGGGTAAACAACAAGGTTAGCGTTAAGTGCAGTAACATCGACTTTACCACTATCTAGCTCATCCAAAGCTGCTTTAACAGTAGAAGATTCTAGAGTAGAATCAGTATTGTCATAGGATACATCTGCTGCACGAACATGATCACCTTCCCAAGTTAAACCAGTCCAACGAAGATAGTCGTTAGTTGCTTTACCTGTTTCAGTAACGTTAGTCAAGTTGTCCAGAGACATATTCGAAGACACTGTGATGTTAGCATCAGCAGAACCATCAAACGAAGCTGTACCAGTAACAACACCCGAAAGTGTAATGTCACGAGCCGTTGTCAACTGAGCAATGCTTGTAGGCTTGTTAGTTGCATTGTTATAGTCAAGGTAGTAAGAACCTTGTTGACCATCAAGCAAGTCTGCATCTAGCCCAGAAGCAGCACCATCAACAGTCTTAATAGCTGTCAATATCTCTGCTGGAGTTTGATCTCCAGTAGCACCTGCTTCAATACCTGCAAGTTTAGTCTTCTCAGCATCTGTGTAAGCATTAGTGTTAGCTTCTGCCTCGTACAAAGATTTAATTTCCGCACCAGTTTGGTCAGCAGTCGCGTTAGCTTCAATACCTGCCAATTTAGATTGTTCTGCATCGGTATAGGCATTAGTGTTAGCATTAGACTCGTAAAGAGACTTGATCTCTGTAGCGGTTTGGTCACCTGTAGCACCCGCTTCAATATTTTGAAGTTTGCTCAAGAGAGCATCAGTAAAGGCATTAGTGTCTGCTTGCTGTTCATACAGAGTCTTAATCTCTTGACCTGTCTGATCACCCGTAGCTCCTGCTTCGATACCTGCCAACTTAGCTTTTTCAGCGTCAGTATAAGCGTTAGTATCTGCATTCGACTCATAAGAAGTCTTAATAGACGCAGCATCAAGATCTTTGTTGACAATAGTCCAGTCAGCAGCAGTGCTAGGATCGTCTACTTCTGCGATAAGAACATCACCAACTTCAACAGCGATAGTGAAGAAATTACCTGCAACAGTAACAGTATACATGTCACCTGTAGTTACGCCGACAGGAGATAGGTCCAAATCGGGAGTATTTGTAGCTGCATCATAGCTACCTTTATACTCTACGCTAGAAGCAACTCGTGCATCTACATAAGCTTTAACAGACTGTTGTGTAGGTACTTTAGTATCCAGATTAGACACCATGTCGTCTTCATCAATAACCCAACCATTACCCGCAACAGACGTATAAGACGTCATTACGGCACCAGACAAGGATACGCTATCAAAGTCTGTTTGATCAGCAAAATTTTCAATATTAGACAGTTTATTGCGTTCTAGCTGTGTAAACCATTTGTTATTTTGAAGATTATCAGAGATGTCATCAGTCTCTAGAATGATATCACCAGTATGGTTGTTAACAGAAGTAACAACGTTAACTTGAGCGCCTTCTTCAATACCTGCGAGTTTAGACTTCTCAGAGTCAGTATAAGCATTAGTATCAAGTTCACCCTCATAGAGAGCTTTAATCTCTGCTCCTGTTTGATCTGCGGTTGCTTCAGACTCAATACCTGCTAGTTTAGACTTTTCAGCATCCGTAAAGGCATTTGTGTTTAATTCTGCTTCATAAAGTGCTTTAATCTCTGCACCTGTTTGATCAGCAGTCGCTCCAGATTCAATACCAGAAAGCTTAGACTTCTCAGAATCAGTGAAGGCATTCGTATCAACATTAGCTTCGTAAGCCGCTTTAATTTCTGCCGAAGTCATATCAGCAGTTGCACCTTCTTCGATGTTAGACAATTTAGTCTTTTCATCGTCAGTGAAAGCATTAGTGTTAGCTTCATTTTCGTACAGAGCTTTAATCTCAGCACCAGTTTGATCTGCAGTAGCACCGTCTTCAACACTATTAAGTTTACTTAGCAGTGTGTTAGTAAAGGTTGCGTTAACACCTGTCAGGAAAGAGTTGTATGCTTGTACGTTAACACCAATATCTGCATCTTTTAGAATAGTCGCATCAGCAGGTTCCGCACCAATAGTAGTACGCATAGTAGCTGCATCTAGATCATTCAGCAGTGTACGTGCAAAAGGAGTTACTGTCATCGATGACCAAGTATTTGCACCTGTAGTATAAAGTACTTTGTCAGCAGTAACAGGGACATTAGCCATGCTATTAAGAGAAGCAGTGTAGCCTTGAACAGTTACACCAATATCAGTATCTTCAACAAGACCCAAGTTATCAGGGCTTGTGTTAGCAAAAGCATCAATACCATTCCAAGCGATAAGTTGACGATCGGAAAGCGCACCAAGATGAACATTCGACAAGTCACCTAGATCATGTGTATGAGTATCTAGTGAATAAGACTGAAGATCGCTAATTTGAGCTTCTGTAATTGTCAAAGCACCTTCATGAGCCGTAACAGCAGCTTCGGTTACTTGTGTAACAACGTCAGTATTCTTTACATAGTTAAGGTCATTAACCAAGTCAGAGATGTTATCACCAGGTTGTACAGCAGTGTTTGCTAGAATACCTTGAGCAGCCGTTGCATAGTCGCTGTCACGGAAGTCAGTGATTTGAGACTTAGTGTGAGTATGGCCAACATTAGACTTACCGTCAAGAGCTGTTTGAAGACCTGTAATATCGGCTACGTTCAGCCTACGAGAAATCCACTTCTGAGATACAGCATCATAAGTAATAACAAACGAGGTTGTCTTAGCAGAGATGTTAACGTCAGAAAGATCATTAAGCAAGTGTGTGTGAGTATTATCTGACTTATTCGCCAAAGAAGCTTGAGTACTTGCATTAAGGGCTTGGAGTTCTGCATCAGAAGCAAAAGTAAGGTTAAGGTTAATATTTTCCCACTGTGAGTTAGAGGCGTTCCAAGCAATAAAGTCACCGTCTTGCGGGTTATAAATTCTTACATCATTAAGTTCATAAAGCTCAAAACCAGGCTGAACTTGAACATAGATAGATCCTTCTATAGCATCTTGTTTAACAACATAACCGATCATAGTACGTGCAGCAGGAGTTTGTGGCTCTACACCAACAAGATTACCGTCTACACCAAGCCATACCCTAGTACCCGCTACATAAGCAGAGGTATCAACATACTCTACGATACCGTGAGTACAAACATAGCCTTTATGAAATACTGGACCTTCTGCGGCAGGAATGTCGTACATAACAACACCCAAGACAGCAGTCGATGTACCCACTTGATTGTTACTTGCTTTAGCAACAGTTGGGAAATTTTCACTATCACCGATATAAGAGCCTTCAACATACACAACAGTACCTTGAGGAAGAGCCTCATAGGGGTTGTATACAACAGCTACTTGTTGTTGGTTAACATAAGTATGCTTACCATCATCGGTCAAGCCCATGATCATAGCATTACGCTCAGAAGACCAACCTAGTTCACCTTCTTTAACAACATCATGGAATTCAATGTTAGATGCTTCTAGCTTAAAAGCATTAGCACGGATATAACCGTCTTCAGTACGTTGTACAAGACTGCTAGGAATAGTACCGTCTTGATAAGCCTCTACAGTAAAGTCATAAGAGCCTTCATCGTTAGCAGCAACATTAATCAGGTAGTTGTTACCTGTAGTAATAAGATCGCCAATAGCATCTGTAGAAGCTTGTGCAACGATAGTGTCAATAGAACCAAGTTGTTCTGTTTTAATTACATCACCAGCCGAGTTAGAAATCTCAGCAACAAGTTCGTTATTTTCGTCAATATAGACGCTACTGATGCTATCACCTTTAGCGCCCTGACCGCCAGTGCGAGAAAGAGAAATAGAGAAGGTGTTAGAATCAGGAGTAATTTTATAAGTAGTCATAGTTACCCCCTATTATTCTTCTGTAGGACTGTAAAGGATCTCAATGAGACCACGGAAAGGTTTCCATACTTGACGTGCGTCACCAACACCTGTATCTACCACTTCCAGATCTAGCCAAGCATACACAGGTGCGTTGGGAGTCGGTTTAGTAGCATAGTTAGCAATCAATAGTTCAGGGATTACGATGTCAAATTTGTTATCTGCAGGATCTGAATCCAGAATAGGTAGTTCAGCAGGTTCTAGAGCAGTACGTTGTGTAGGCAGTTCATTGTTAGAGCTGCTAACACCTGTCATGTCTGCTTCAGCGGCTTTAGCTGTAATTTGATAACCACTAAGGTTAGTTAGCCAGCTAAGTACCATTTCAAGTTTAATTTGTTCACCATGAACAACGGATACCAATACGGAACCATTGTCTTTGATTAGATCTTTAGATCTAGAGTTAATTCGAGTTCTTGCCATTTTCTCCTCCTGCCGATCCTCAGATGGGCATGTTAAGGTTTCTTAATGAAGTAAGCACAGGCTCCTTCTGCGATATAGTGTGTGGTTAACTCAAACTTTTCTGATAATTTCTTTTCCCACCATTCTGCGGGTTCAATAATAAGATGTGCATTACGACCATCTGGTAGATCTTGGAAAGCAGGGACAGTGCTAATGAGGAAATAACCACCTACCCTCATTAACAAAGCCAAGTGAGCAAGAACGTCATCAAGACACTCAGGCTCGATATGCTCAAGTACATCTACACAGACTACATAATCATGTGTTTCAGGCAATTCATCTTTACCTTCAATTCCAGGATCATACTCAGAGACCTTAAATCTCGATTTAAAACGATCTGAATCGATTGATTTCTTAAATACACCTGCACCACAACCATAGTCTAGCATGTTAGTTACACCAAGTCCAGTAGCATGAGCTGCAATGATGTTAGCTTTACTAGCGACACCGCCACCCCATGTTTGGCCTTTGTGTTTTTGTTTTAATTGATCTTTATACTCTTTTGTATACAGCATTTTAGAAGTTAAATCCTTTTGTGACAACCTTAGAACCTGCTCTAATAGGATACAGATATTCAACGGCATACCGAAGGGCATCAGTCCAGTGTTCAACACCTTCCTTTTTGTCAATAGTAGCGGAGTTAGGATTGCTCTCAACCCACTGAGTTCGTTCTATAGATTTAATTGTATTAACGCATTTTGGATGAATATACATATCTACATCACCTGCAGCATTCTTAAACTTCTTGTTTACAGCAGCTACCGAATCAATAATCGGAGGCGCTTTAGAGTGCGCCCTAGTAGCAATATTATAAGACTGTAGAATACTGAAGTCTGTAACACCGACAGCAGCAGAACTCTTACGGGCTTTACCTGCAGGGTCAGGATACGCAATGATCTTATGATTCCTAAAGCGCGTAGCCAAAGCAGCAGCAAGAGTTTCTGTGTCAGGGTGTCCCTGCATTTCGTCTAGAATGTGTATTTGATTACCTCTTACAGCAAAGATTACAGAGGCCATGATACCAACGTTAAAGTCGATAGCTACATGGACATCTTCATTATCTTCAAAGTAAGGTAGAGTTTTATCGATATGTTCTTGTCTATTAAATGTATAGAAGACATTATTACCAGAGTCTTCGAAGCTTGCAGTATACTCTCTGGCGAACTTAAGCGGATCTAGTGTCAGCTTAACACGTTCAATTTCTTCGTCATCAAGATAAGGGCTATCTTTATAAGTAAAGTGATAGCTTTTCCAATCATCGTCGGTATCTTGACGGTTATACATTTCATAAAAGTAATCATACCCTGTTGGGGTACTAATAATTAAAGCACGACCAGGATTTGCATTCCAAGTACGAGCATTCTGTCTTGACCAACGTGTAGCAACACATGGTTGAATAATCGATTCCCAAGACTCTTTAAGGTTCATACCTGCGCCATGCCAAGATGTAACCTCGTCAGCAACAACAAAGTACTGACCTGTACCACGCATACGTTGAGATGCTTCATAAGACCAAAGCTTAAGCTGTACGTTATTAGGGAACCAAAAGGTACCCGCAGCTTTAGATGCTTTGTCTGCAAAGTCTTCCATACCCATCTGCCAAGCAATAAGTGGATAGTAAATATCAACTGCTTGAGAGTAAGTAGGAGCAATAAGAGCAACGTTTTTGTTAGGTACGTCAGCAGGTAAGTTAATAAGCTCTTGAACTGCTATCAGCGCTGTTGTAGCAGCAAGATAGGACTTACCAAAACCACGAGATGCATTAACAACTGCATAACGACAAGACTTGTCAACGAACAGATCTTTAATAACTTTAGACTGTCCTTCGTGTAATTTTATTTCTGTCATATGTAATACTACTGATTTGGGCGGGGTTCATTCATACGCTGTTCCATAAGTTGACGAATAGCTTTAATGTTCTCGTCCATACGCACAAGAGTCAAGGCTTGAGCTTGCATAGTATTTTCTAGCTGCTCAATACGAGTTTCATGACGGATAATATCCCGCGAGTTGTTTTTAATGTTGTTATCAAGACTTGACACATACCATACAAGAGAAAAAGTTTGCATAATAATAGCCAAAATGAAAGTTATTGGAACGCTCTTAGAGAGGTGCCATGCAGATAAGCCACGATCTTCTTCCATAGTTCTATCCCTATTTATCGTTATTATTTGAAGGGGCGGTTAAGACAATGTTGATAGGTTTCTTTTCAGTAACCTCTGTCTCTAGTTTATCAGGGATCTTCTTATAACCATAAGCCATAAGGTTGTTAATCAGAGTGCCTTGTGTAGCAGTCAGTTGAGCATAAGCACCAGAGCCCATCTTCACTGAACCGCTGTCTAGCAGCTCTTGTATCTCATTATACTTCTGAACCATCATTTCGATGGGATCAAAACCAAGTTGTTCAAGCTTCCTAACAGAAGCCATTGAGTTAATGTTCTTAGAGCCTTTAGGACGACCAGCCCCAGGCTTTCTTCCGCCCTCCTGATTAACAGGGTTCGAGTTTCCTCCTCGACCAGCCATATTAAATCTCCTTAATTTGGGAAAGTTTATTTAAACGAAATTTTTTCTTACTAATCAAAACAATAAAATACTACCAAAGTGTACCTAAATAACTCATTGTTTTTATTACATAATAAATAAAAATAATAAGACCAATTTGGCCCCTTTAAGACCCCCTAGACACTTACTCTAAGGATACCTAAGTGATACCCATTAACCCCCCGTTAAAGGAGCTAAAGTAAGCTTCTTGGTGTGACATCAGCGGGGGGTATGAGGGATACTTCTTTCAGATGTCGGTAGAAGTCCCATGGGTATCACTTAGGTAGAACCTTAGCAAAG